TCTATGTGGGAGTGACGGTGACCTTGAGTGTCTTGAAACATGCGATCTTATCTATGTTTACGATAATGAACCCCGTAATAAGGAAATCGTCGGACGTATTGAAAGGTGTATCAGAGATGATAAGTCGGTGGTCATATGGCCCAATAATATAAAAGAAAAAGATATCAATGATATGGTCCTTGCTGGACACGATGTTATGGACGTGCTAAAATCAAGTACATACTCAGGTTTAGAAGCACAACTTAAATTTACCACCTGGAAGAAGATATGAGTAACGGCATCAATGTTAAAAAACGTAATGGTAGAGGGAATGAACCCCTTAACCTGGATAAGATGCATAAGATGGTTGAAGAAGCAACTAAAGGTCTTGCAGGAGTATCTGCAAGTCAAGTTGAAATTCAATCAGGCATTCAGTTTTATGATGGAATTACGACAGAAGAAATCCAAGAGATTCTTATTAAATCTGCTAGTGATTTAATTGATTTGGAACATCCCAATTATCAATTTGTAGCAGCAAGATTATTACTTTTTTCAGTAAGAAAAAAACTTTTTGGAAGAACTAGAGAACTTCCTCATCTAGAGAACCACATTTATAATTGTACCAATTTGGATGTGTATGATAAGGATATTTTCAGCAAGTATTCTAAAGAAGAAATAGATAAAGCGAATGGTTATATTGACCATGAACGTGACTTTTTGTTTACATATGCTGGTCTAAGACAAGTTGTTGATAAATATCTGGTACAAGACAGAAGCGGTGGTGGTGTTTATGAGACACCACAATTCATGTATATCATGATCGCTTTAACAATATTTTCAGAATACCCTAAAGAAACGAGGCTTAGTTATGTCAGACGATACTACGACGCAATCAGTAGACACAGAATCAACATCCCAACGCCGATCATGGCGGGGGTACGGACCCCAATTCGTCAATTTGCATCTTGTGTTCTGGTTGATATTGATGACACCCTCGA